AAGAAGAATAATGCCATTAATTAAAAAACCAGCAACACAACTTGTAGGTGAGTTAATAGATGTCGAACAAGAGTTATTTCTAACACAAGACGAAGATAGAAAAAACGAACTAGAACAAGAAAAGAAAAAACTACAAACAACAATACGCCACAAAATATCAAATATAGATTATTTTATGGTTGAAATGAAGAAACGAGAACACTTAATAGACGCAGAAGTAGAATCTTTAAAAGATGAAATAGAAAGATTAAAGAACAGAAGACGAGGATTAGAACGAACACAGGATTTCTTCAACAGACAACTATTACCTGCAGTAATACAAGAAATAGGCGATGAAGATGGAGTTTATGAAACGAATACAGCTAGATATAAACTTTATGAAACATTTGGCCCAGTAAACATTGACCACGATACTATATCAAATGACTTTAAGAAGGTAGAAATACTTGAGAAAGTAGATAAAGTAAAAGCCAGAAAAGCAGCAATAGATGCATTTAAGGCTGGTCAAGATATGCCACCAGGCATTGACGTAAACCTAGTTAAGAGAGTAAGACGTACATAATACTTGTATGTTACAAAATCTTAACGTTAAATTATACAGGGCTCAGTTGTCCCAAGAAATTGGGCAGTGAGCATACACCAACGCTGAGCCCTTATAATTATGAAGTATGATAAAGAAAAATTTCGTGAGGTATTAGAACCTCATCATCGTACTTATTGGAAGATTGCTTACACCAAGCTACAGAGAAAAATGCAAAGTCTCAAATCCTCCCTTAAGAAACGATCAGAAGATAATGACGTATTATTTAAAATTGATATGGAAGAACTTCGAGATATGTTTTTCAATTCATACGGCAAAGGCTGCAAATATTGCGATAGAAAAATGACATTAAAAAATATGGTATGTGATCATATTGTACCACTTACAAAAGGTGGAGAATCAACTGTCAAGAATCTACAACTTATTTGCAAAAGCTGTAACACTAGAAAAGGCCCACTTGACGAAAAAGATTTTATCGAACTTGTTGACTGGGTAAATGAATTAAAAGAAGAAACCAAAGAATATGTGCTAAGAAAATTAGCAAAAGGAGGACGTTACTAATGAATGTAACAAAAAAACAAGCAGCTGTTATATTAACAGCTTTACACGATTACAGTTCACACGCTTATATTAATGGAAAAACCGATGAAATGGTAGAATCTCAAAACATAATAAAAGAAATAGAAGAAGAAATGCAGGGAGGAGACGACGGCCAAAGTGACGACGTTGGCTCCGAGACTGGAATTGAAAGAGATTATGCTAATCAAGGTAAGCCTGATTGCGAGGTATGCGAATGAATAATAAAGAAATAATGAAAAACAAAATTAAGCATTTAGAAAATGCATTAATTGAAGCAGACTTTACATTTCAAGCAATGGAATTAAAAATGCGAGAGTTGCAAGAAAAGATCAATAAATATAAAATTACTGATGACAAGACTCATTTAATACAAAACAATGAATTAATACTAGAGTTAATACAGAAAAGACTTGATCTTGGAGCAACAAAATACTTGCAACAAGTACCAGTTATGCCTGAAGATGACTTCACTAGAGACAACTTTTATGAAGCTATTGAAGAATCGCTAGATTTATGCGTATATTTAACAGCATTCTTATTAAGATTGATGAAAGAAAAAGAAAAACTTGAAGTCAAAAACGACAAAACTAAAAAAGATAGCTCAGAATGAGTGTGCTAATTGGAGTTATGGTAACTGCATTGGCTGTAATGTATATATTGACACAGGATATTTAGAAAGAAATAGCTGGGCACCAGTATTCTTATCTATAAATTCTAAAAAAGCAAACAAACCTTGTACAGTAGATAAGGGTTGTGAATACTTTAATAACTTCGTTGTCAAGTAGGCTACTGGACTCACTCTAGTTTTAATCTCTTTTTACTAGAGAGTAGCTTATGTCTCACAAGGGCTCAGTTTATGTTTTCTGAGCCCTATTTTTTTTATGCTTATCATACATAGACTTACTTAATCCGTAAAGACTAAGACCCATTATAGCCGCTAAGCTTAACCCAGTAGCACCTATAGAAGCATGTCTTATTAACCATAATGGATTCATCATTTTTTTATTTAAAGGATTGTAATTTAAATATCTACCATGTTTTTTTATTAATCTAGCTATAGTTTCAGAGTCTTTTTTATTTACTCCTGGACTATGATCAGCTGCAATAAACTTTTTTATTTTTTTTGAATTAGGGTTACGTTCAATATCTCTTACAATTTCTTTTTTTCTTTTTTCAGGCAAATCTTCTTGTATATTACCCATAACCTCAGGAATACTAATTTCTTTAAAAGGTGCAATATTTATCACATTTTTTCCACCAAGCTTAGCACCAAATAAATCACGTTTATCATTAGCATAAAATTTTACTTTTGTAGGATTTTTTTCATCCCACTCTACAATACCTTGATATCCTCCCCAATCATAATTAGGTTTCATTTGTGGAGATATTTTAAAATAAATTTTTTCTTCTCCTTTTTTACCAAAAGATTTCATAGTGTCAGAAAGCTTTAAATCATTTGATTTAGCTATAGCAACTTTAACATTATTAGCATTTAATTTATCTAATCCAATTTCATTCATTCTTAAAAAAGTATTATATACTGACCTATCAAACTGTATACCTCTCATTACATCTCCAGATTTAGGAGACATTTTATGCATAAGATATTTTGCTTTTGTAATATCTTTTACACCTTGAGTGTCCATAATATATTTCATAGCTTCTACGCTATTACCTGAATTTCTAACAGCTGTTTTTAATCCAACAGGTTGTACAAATTGCTTAGCATACCTAGCTACATCATCAGTAGCTGGAGGATTGTTTCTAAATAAAAATCTATTAGAATAGTCATTTACTAATTTATAATGTTGTTTTTTTTGTTTATGTGCTAACTGTTTTCTAGAATCTTTGTATTTAGCTGGATTGTCTATTTTTTCAACATCTATATTTTCTCTTAATATGTTTATATCGTTTTGTAATTTTAATAATTCATTATACCCTCTAGTAGACATTCCAGTTCTTTTATATGCATAAGATGTTCTAGGATCAACTATGTCTCTCATAATAGGCAAAGCATTAGCAGCTACTTCTTTACCAAAAGCACCAATTTGTGCACCCCTACCTCCAGAATAAAAACCTTTTAAAAAATTATAAGGATATTGAGCTATTCTAGACCTATTATCTCCAGTTGCCCACATTCCTGCTGCACCTAAAGCTGCAGTTGTAGCCAATTCTCCTTTATAATCATCTAATATTGCAGGAAAATCTATCTGGTCTTTTTCATCGGGTAATTCTATAGCCATTATATAACCCTAGGATAAAGCATTTCTTCATCTTTATACTTCTTAACTTGCCTAGCAGCTTGTTGATATGGAAGACCAGTTAATTTTTCTACTCCTCTAGTAGGATTCTCAATTAATCCACCTTTACCAAAAATATCATACCCCATTCTTCCAAATGGAAACATACTCCAAGTAATATAACTAGCGTTAGATGTAGAATCATCATTAATCATCCATTTAAATAAAGGAGGTAATGCTCTAAGTCCAGGAGGAGTTATCATTTGAAGAGGAGCAACAGCAGTAGGATAAGAGCCATAGAATGCTCTACTTCTTTCTTTTTCATTACCAAAAGACCAATCTGCTAAATCTTGCATCCATGCATATGGTTGTGGTAACGTATTTTCAAATAAAGAATACATAAAGACGTTTGCCAACCCAAACATCATTAAATCCATTGTAGCCATCCGTTTATATCTTTCAAATTCAGGAGTACCTTCTTTATAGCCATAAAGCTTAGCCTCCCTCATAATATCTTTTCTAAATCTTACAGAGTTCCAAGCCCATAATTGAAATCTTGTCATCATCTTACCCATAGTAGAACGAGCAAATGCAGGTCTAAATGGTGCAGAATATAAAAACTGTGTAGATTTAACACCTTCCATACCCATTTTAATAAGAACAGGATCATCAAATCTTTTTATAGCACCTTCAAAATTATTTCTAGCTTGTAAATAATGAGCCATAAAAGCATCTCTACGAAGAGTTCTTTCAGGTCTACGCATAAACCAAGCAGCTTTATTAAATATACTATCGCCTATTCCATATTTTTTAGCTACTTGTTTAAGACTAGTATCAGGAAGATTAGGGTCTTTTTTAATTTGCTTAACAGCTTCTTCCATAAACCCTTTAAATTTAGCACTTTGAAACTTAGGATTAAGCCCAGCTTCATAAAGTATAAAATCTTCTACAACTCCTAAACTTTGTACCCATTTTTCAACATCTCTAATATTATTCCATTCAGGATTAACATTAGATTGTAAATATTTTATGCTTCTAGCGTTTTTAAAATTAGTCATACCAGCACTTATTAAAGTATGAACACTACCACCATAAAGATTAGCAACTGCACTTTTAGGGTGAGCAAGTAATGTAGCTAACTGATACTTAGCTTCAAGATTACCCCATTTTGCAAGAGTTCCAAAATCAATGCCTCTTAATTCTTCTGGAAGTTCTGCATCTTTTTGTTTGCCAATTCCAAGCTTATCTCTAATTTGATTTACTCTATTTTTTACATTAGTATCGTTCCACCAAGCGTAAGGAGTACCTTTTATTTTCATATTGGGGTTTTCTAGTACACTTTTAGGTAAGTTTTGTGGATATCCAAGTGCATCTTGTGCATACAAATTATAAAAATCTACCCATTCAAATGTATATTTAGGATCATTGTGTTTTTTCAAACTATCTTTTTGAAATTCGTATATATCAGACCTTACTTTAATTTGAGCTGCATGTCTATACATATTGTCAATAGCATTTTTCATGTACTGACTATATACTTCAGGTTCTACACTCCATCCAGGAATATGTGCATCTCTTTTATGTTGAGAACCTACTTGTTTATTGTCAGTAAAACCTTTAATGTTTTCTTGTTTCTTACCTGACTTAGTTGCAATGTCTTTTAATACATCGCTAACTAAGTTATACTTATCATTAAGCTCACCAGTAGGAGTAAAATCTCCAGTAAGTTGTCTATAATGATAAATAGCATTAGCTAATTCTTTTTTACGAGCTTCTCTATCTATAAATGGATTTTCAGTTAATTCTTTTATAACTTTTTTTAGTCCTTGAGCTGCTAATTTAGGGTCTCCAGATAAATGAGGCCAATAGCCTTTATAATCTATCTTACCTGTTGTTTCTATACGCATACCATCAGCTATAGCTTTTTTAACAGAGTCTTGAGCTTTAGGAAAATAAGATATCATTTGACTTTTAGCAATCTCTCTAAGTCCATCAATACCTTCACTTAGGTCAATTCGCTTGCCTTCAAGCATAGCTTTGTCCATTTTCTTTAAAAACTTTTGAACAACTAAATAGTCACCTTCAAAACCCATAGTTTCTTTTAACTGCTTATAACTTCTATCCCATTCGCTTATATCTAAATTATCTCTTCCGCCAGTTAACCATCCATGAACCCTTTCATTCCATTTTGTAACAACTTCATTTATATTGTTTACTATTTTACGTCCAGTCATTTTAACAACACGCCCACCACCAAGAGTTACATCAAAAGTTTTGTTTTGTAATTCAGACCAGTTGTATTCTTTTTGAATATCATTCCATCTATCTATATATTCTTTAGATTTTATATTATAAGTATTTTGATCACCACCTGTTTCTTCTATTTGTTTTTTTATTCTAGCTGGTTCATGGATAAATTCACGTTCTCTTACTGCAATTCTAAATAATTTATCACCACCTGGAATACTTTCTAAATAAGGTCTTAAATCTGTGTCTAATTCACGTTTTTGTTCTTCAAAAAACTGAGTAGCTTGTTGTTGAGTAGTATGTACAGCACTTTGCAATTTTGTTATAGTGCCTTCAGGAGCTCTTACTGTACTAGTAATCCACTCACCTTTTTTATTTTTAAATGGAGCTCTTTGATCTACTAATGATAGTTCATATCTTAAAGTATCTGCACTAATAGCTTTAGGAAACATTAACCAATGCCACCTGCTAATAGGAGCTTTATTGTCTTTAGCTGGTCTCATAATACGTTGCCACCAAGTACCATCTTTTGTCATTTCAAACCACCTATTTAACGTTTTAAAATCATTTAATGACGCAGCGTTTAAATCTTTTTTGACAAGCCATCTCATAAGTCCATTTAAATCTACGCTAGTGACGCTATTAAAATGATTTAAATGCCCTTTTATGCTCAAGGCTAACTCAGCTTCAGCTTTGTTTAATTTGCCTTCATTTAACCCTATAAACGGCTCATATTCATCAATTCTTTTTCTTTGTTGAGGTGTAATCTCAGAATCCTCTACTACTTTAGAAAATTCTTCACTAACTTTTTCAGCATTTTTTATTTCTTTTGGAATATCTACTTTTTCTGTAGCTGTATCAAATAACTTTTGATATTCTTTTAGCATTCTTCTAACAGAAACATTAGATACTGAATCAGAAGCGTAACCAATTCTAACAAGACTTGTTTTTTTAGAATCTTGAACCATGTCATCTAATTCTTTTTTTACAGCTTCTGTTTTAGGCTCACCATATTTTTTAATAAACGCTTTCTTGTCAAAAGTTTTACCCTTCCATAAAGTGCCAAGCATAAGCGAGTCAAACAAAGAACCTTCTTCAGGAGTTAATTCTTTCTTATAATTTTTTATTCTAACATCTATTTTTGCTTGATTAAGAGATGCAGATTGTTTTTCACCATAAATAGTTTCTTGAGCAGCTTCCAGGTAAGCTATTTCTACAGGGTCTAAAGTTGAATCAGTTCTATCAATTTGTCTTGACCTTTTAGATAAAACATAGCTATTTTTCTTTAGAAAATCGGCAGCTTCTGCTAATTCTCTTACTCTTACAGAGGGAATATCTTTAGCTAACCTAGATATAACTTTCATACTAGCAATATCGGAGAAATCATTAACGACAAAATCTTCAGCCTTGGCAAGAATATCATTAAGATTTCGTTTTCTTTGAGCGAGATCATTAGGATTAAAATTCTTACGTTTATTATAAGACTTAAAAACCTCACTAGATAAAAGACCTTCTACATAATCTTTACTTTTTGGATTTAATTGAGCTTGCATACCTTCTTTAGTATACAATTTATAATCCATTACTAAATCTAAATAAGGACTTTTTTCTACAGCCATAGAAGTTCTACCTAAAGTATTTCTTAAAGCGTCTAATTCAGGTAAGCTTTCTTTATGCTTTGCATATATATCTAATATTTTTTCTTTGTTTAGCCTAGATATAACTCTATCACTCCAATTTAAACCTTTTAAATCTGTAGCAAGTTTAGGTAAGAATGTATTTCTATGTTCAGGAAGTATTCCAGACTTAAGGTTATCTAATCCTTCAAGTTTATCTTGTATTTCCCACATATTAAATCTTCTATTTTCAGCCCAGTTTCTACTATATATAGCTTGATTTACATCTTTTATTCTAGAAATAACTGCTTTTTTATGGTATGGCTTTATGTGCCTATTAAAACCAAACATAGGCTTACCGTCTTTATTTACAATAGTATAATCAAACAATGCATCTGTTTGCTTTTCTAGTAACTTTTCACCATACTTACCAAAATTTAATCCAGCTTCATCCATAGGATCAGAAGCAAGACCAACAGCAGCTCTTGATACGCCTCTAAATGAACGTAAATTATTTGCACCTTTCTTAGCCCTAATTCTCAATCTTAAATTTCTTTTTAATTGAGGGACGTATATTTCAGTAAAATATTGATTTTTTGGCATAGACCTTACAGATGCATAAGCAGACCTAACATAAGCTGATTGCGTTACAGCAGTACCTAGTTGCATCCTACCTTGAGAAGCTGCATCTGACGCTATTTGTCGAGTTAGAGGAGAATATTGAAGTGCTACATTACCACCAAGTTCATATTTTACATCTCCTTGAACTGTTAATTCATCTCTATAAGTCTCACCTTTTTTACTAAGAGGATTTTTTGTATCCTTATTATGCTCTTCCATACCATTTTTAACAAATTCATTTCTAGACCAGTCATAAGAATCTTTCCATTCTTTTTTAAATCCACCACCTTTTCCATCTGAAGACCTACCACCAAAGAAAATAAAAGCTTTATCTCCATCTAAATCAGCTCCTCCAAGAGATTCCATAGTCCTACCGTGAAGCAAGCTGCCAAAACCACGAATACCAGTAAAACCGTAAAAATGTAAAACGTTAGCACCTGACATTGAATCCATTGGTACACGGACAACGACTGATCGGAACAATTCTTCCAACTGCTTATCTTTTTTACCACCTTTAACATACTCTCCCCATAACTCTCCTAATGATCTTTTTCCTTTTTTACCAATTCCAGTAACGTCAATCATCATTTTTTTATAGCCATCGTCTAAAAAGAAAACATCATCACGTTTTTCTAATATTTTTGTTTCGCCTTCTTTAGACATTCCAATTTCATAAGGTCTCATTCTAGAGCTAGCACTGTTAGCTATCATTGGCCTAGTAATACTACTTATTAAATAATTACGTATAACAGAACTTCTATAGTCACGATTAAATTTGTGTAAAAATCCAGCCAAGCTATCTGGAATAAGACTTGCTACCCTTTCATGGACAGTTTCAAAATCAGCCATTTCATTATTTATTCTTTCAAGCTGCTTATCTGTATATTCACCATCAGCTCTCATTTGCTCCATTACATCTCTATTTAATTTTTGTAATTTTGTATAAATTTCATTAGCAAACTTTTCATTTCCTGGTTTTTTTATAGCTTCAAGAAGTTGATGAACTCCAATATTATCTATATTGTCAACAAGTTCTTTTAATAATCTTTCGTTTTTTACAGGGTCTGAAGAATAAACTTCTAATTTTTTATTAAGCTCTATGTCCCCTTCTATTCTTTTACCGCTAAGCTCTTGATACATGTTATCCAATGTTTTGCCCATAACTTTATTATATTCAGCTTCAGTTTTAAATGGAGCTCTTGTAGGATCAAAATGTGAAAAAGGAGTAAAGTTTGTAAACATTTGTTTAAGCATACGTTGAGGCTGTATAAAATGACTATCTGTTTTTTCAGACATAACAACCTTAACATCTTCTATTGGTAATTTATATTCTTCGCCAATAACTCTAGGATTATTTTTATACCAATCTAACTTACCTAATTTTCTTTCACCTGTTTGCTTAGCTGATGATTCAGGAATAATCATATGGATATTATTTTTTTGCATGTAAGCTTCCATTTTAGGAGTAACAGAGTGTATCATATACTTGCCTAATAAAGCCCCTAATTTAGGGTTTTTAGACACTATAAATGATTTATTGACTCCACCTTCGACTGGAAGACCAGCTTGGCTATTTAAGGCATCTATAACGTCAGAACGGCCATATATAGCTCCATCTCCAGTAGGAAATAATTTACTATTAGGTGCTCCTATTTTTTGTTGCATTTGTTTTGCAAGATCATTGACTAGTCTAATATTAAATTCGTTATTTTCTATATCCGCTTTACCTTTTCTAGCTTTTTCAATAGAAGTAATAATAGCTTCAGGTTCAGAGCTATAGCCAGACGTAAACCATATTTGTGACCTTTTGTTAAAAGCTTTAGCATTGTTTATATACCCCTCTCCTAGAACTTTTCCTATATCTTCTAATCCTTTAAATCCATTTAACTTTGCATCGTAAATAGCATTAGAAACATAAGCTTTGTCAAATATTTCTCCAGCTAATTTTTCGTTACCTATGCCTTTACTGTATTTTTTTATATAAGCTTTTTTGCTTAACTCAATCGCTTTTATATCTTTTTCAGAAACTATACGTTTACCATTTTTATCCTTAGCTTTTCTCATAGCTGATTTAATATTACTCATAGCTTTAGAAACAGTTGGTTTATTTGTAGGTGTATCTGGATGGTATTTTACAAAATACATTCTATTGGCGTCACCTCTTCCACCATAATAATACATTTTTTTATTACCACCACTCATAAAACCCATTAGATTTCCAATCTCTCTATTGAATAATTCTAAAGCTTGTGCTTGGTGAAATGAATCTGGACGATTTTTCCCATCTCTAGCAGCTATTTTTTGAGCTAAGTAATCTTGGTATTTGTTTATTTCAAATTCTCTAATTCCAGTAGGTGTTCCACGGACTACATGGTCAAGTATAGCATAACCAGCTGTAGGTTTATCTTGATCAAGACCAACTTTTTTATTATAATCTCTTAAAAATATTTCTTCTATTATTTTAGGCTCTTGACTTAGCATTTTTCTATTACCAGCATCATTCATAACGCTTCCTGTCTCGTCCATCTTCATTACTCTAGGTCTACCATTTGTCATAGTAATCATATTGACAGGTCTTTGTTTAACACGCATAAACCCTAAACCTTTCCAGAAAGCTCTATCTTCTGATAAAGAGCTAAACTCTGGATGTTTTTTAGCTATAAAGTCAAGCATTTCTCCAGCTGGATTACGCTGTTCTTTTTTACCTGTTTTAACAAGCTCAAGCCATTTATCATTTAATTCTGTAGCAACAACTAGTTTTTCTCCTTTAGATTTCCCTTCTAAATAGCCCTCCATATTTCTATCTACAAAAGACTTAGCATTTATAGATAATCTTTCAGGTATGTTTTGAGGGTCTACATCTTCACCACTTAACTCCATCTCTTTTCTTTCTTGCCTAGTTAAGTTTTTAAGAGGTTCACCTTCTTCGCTAAATGTAATAGCTTCTAATTCTGCTTCTTTTTTAATTAATTCTTGAGCTCTTATTTGAGCTTCTTCAGGAGTAATACCTTTAGTGCTTTTTAATATGTCAGCAGCTAACCTATTTACTGGGTCTTGAGCTTCTTTAACTTTTCGTATAACAAAATCTTTTCCAGGTTGATCAATTTTATTCCAACCTTCTACCATTTCTGGGTCTAGTTCGTTCTTTTTTTGCATCTTAGCTAGATGTTGCATACCCATTCTTCTATGTACTGGTAATTCGTTTTTACCAAAATAAGCACCAAGTACATATTGATATATTTGCATAGGTGTAGTTTCACCACGCATAGTAGCTGGTAAGCCTGTAAACAATGAACCAGCTAATGTTTTTAAAGCTGTATCTGCGGCTTTATCACCCGTTTGGACAAAATTACCTATAACTCTAAACGCACCTCCAGCTAAAGCACCATGTTTAAAAGCATCCATCATTTCATCTACACCGCCTTGCCAAGAACTTACAGCACTAGCAACACCTAAATGGAATGCACCAGAAGCCACATCGCCTACTACGTTATTTTGTAAAAATCCTATAGCATCTTTTCCAGCAGCAGCACGAGCTTCAATAGCTCTTGCTTGTATAGGTTTAGTAATTTTCTTAACACCTTTTTCTGCATACTTTGCAGCTAACATAGGTGCAGACATACCTCTAGCAGCTCTAACTCCTGGTATATAACCTACAAAACCAGCTAAATGGCCTAAATTTCGAGCTATTGCTTCTGCGTCATTAGTAGGTGGATCAGCAGCTTTAAATGTAGTAAATCCTTCAAAAAAGCCTTTACTAGCTTGAGTCATAACAGCTTTTGTTTGATTTATAAAAGATTTATTTGATTGAGCAAAAGGAAGTTTATAATATTCAGCATGTTGCTGAATAGCTTGAACAGTTTGTTCGTTAAATTGATCAGGCTTTTGGTCGTAAAGCCTTTTAAAATTCTTTACTTGCTGAGGTGATAAGCTAGGTCTAAATCCTTCGGGAGTAAGCACACGCTATTTCCAAACAGTCTTATTGTCTTTATCTTTAGTTAGTGCATCTATTAGCCAAGGAGCACCTATAAGAGCAGCATTAGCAGCAAGACCTATTGGATTTGTTCCTGCTAATAATCCAGCTGTTCTAGCAAGAATACCAGTTCCAATTTTAGTTCCAACGTGCCTAGCTGTATTATTTATAACAGCATTAGTAGCAGCTTTTTTAACTTGTTTGTTACCACTTGTTAATGCAGCTCTAGCCGTTCTACTTGTCCCTGTTCTTCTTCTGCTTTCAATTATATCCTGAGCTTGTTCCCTCCAAGCTCTACTATTTTCTGGAGCTATTGGCTTTGACCCTTTTCTTGGCTTACCAGTTGTTTTCATTATAGGTCGTTCATCTGGTGGAACGTCCCATCCAGATTTATTAGTAGCTATAATTTCTTTTACACCCATTCTAGTAAGGTTGCCATTTTTAATATTATAACCAGAAGCTTTTAAAGCTTTTAAAGTTGCAGCATTTGGTTTTGGAGTAGTTGCTAACAAACCAGCTCCTGTAACTCCTCCATAAGCAAGACCACCTAAAGCTAAATTTTTAGCAATGTTAAGTTTACCACTTGAATCTGAGGTAGGTTGCAACAATCCGTTTTCTATCATATATTGTTTCATCTCTAAATTATCATCAAATTGCTGACCTATTTTTTTATCTGACAAGCCCCCCTGTCTTAATAAATTAACTTGATTAGCAAGATTCATATCATACATCTGCTTACCCATTTGATATTTTTCTTGAAATACTTGAGAGTCTATACCTCTACCACCTGGCATATTAGCGTTCATATTTTCCCACATTTGATAAGGGTCTTCAAAAGGAATCATATTTGCTATTGCTGATTTATTTATTTGTCCTTCAGGAGTTATCATTCGTGTAATAGGAAGAGCTTGTCTTTGAACTCTTTTGTCAAAATCTATATTAGCGTTATATGCTTTATAGTCTTTAGCTTTTTCTAAATCAAATAAAGCTGCTATTGGGTCTTGTTGTGCTTGTGCCATTTTAGTTATCTCCACCAAGGTTGTTTCATATTACTTTTATAATAAGGGTTTTCCTTACTTCCTTCAATATGGTCTTTAATCATATTCCATCTTCCTTGATCTAATTGACCTTCATTCATTGCCATTTTCATTAAACTTTGTTCGTTTATATTGTCAGGGTTTTGTAAAATACCCATTTCATAATTTTCCCAACTTTCTTTGGGTATATCATTTACACTCCAAGGCTTATCTCCCATTGGGTTTTCTTCTTTTTGAAATACAGGATTTATTAATCCTCTATCTTCCATTCTTTCATTATAACCAGTATTCCAGTCTTTTAATTTACTCCAAATACTTCCACCTTCTTGTTGAGCTGGAGTTGCAGAAGGAGTTGATGAAGGAGCTGGTGAAGGAGCTGGAGTTTGTGCTGGTGATTGTGAACCGGGTTGTTGTGGTTGAGAACCAGCTGCATTAGCATATTGAGTAGCTCTTGATTTTGAATTATTAGGGTCATACCCTTGCCATGCTTGAAGTTCTTCAGCTGTTAATTGTTGATATGGTTTCATATTTGGAGAAGCTCCTCCAGCTATTCCAGAATATTCTGTAGCTTCTTGTCTTTGATTGGGGTTATATCTAATAGGGTCTTGTCTCTGACTAGGATCGTACCTAGTAGGTTCCTGTCTTTGACTAGGATCATATCTTTGAACTTGACCTCTTTTAATATTAGGCATATCATTGCCCACCATATTAAATAAACCACCAAATTTAAACATTAACCGAACACCGTTCCTATTGACCCTAGTAAACCACTTACTCCTTCTGGCCCCATTAAGTTTTGACCAATGCCCATCATTCTTTGAGCACCTTGATTTTTTATCATATTAGAATAATGTCTATTTTGTGCCATTTGTCCTGCTATATTGCTGTCTATACCAGATTGTAATTGAGCTGCTTTACCAAGACCGCCCTGAAAACTTTGATAAGCATTGTTAACACCGCTTTGCTTTAATCTGTGCTTAATAGCATTAGCTTGACTTCCACCCATACCCATCATCATAGCGTCTTGTACGCCTTGATTACCAGCTTGTGTTGCTAAGTCCATAGCTCCACCAGAATACTGATTAAAATTAGTCATTCTGTCTATAAGTCCTTGAGTACCTGAAAATGTACTTTCTAAATCTGATTTAGATGGTTGCTTGGCTAGACCCATCTGTTGTCTGTGTCCACTATAAGCTGATGCTGCTCCTAATAATCCTGTGCCAAGGGAAAGTAATCCACCTAATGCCATATTATATCTCCTAAGAATGGTTTTATACCTTGCAATTTACAAAAGTATCGTCTATTTACAAATAGTTTTTTCATTATACTCCATCATAATCTACACCATAAAACTCTGATAAGGCATGTGGTGTTGAAGAATTTAAATTTTCTGTATCTGCAGCTGCGTTAGTTATACCACCATATCCTGTAAGAATAGAAGTAACTAAGTTACTTACTTTTGTTAAGCCTGCTGTTATATGTGTACTGCTTGGCGTATTACCTTGACCACCAGTACCTACTGCTTCATTGTATATCTGTTTAATAGATATTTGCCCTGAACTAGGTAACGCCATTAAAGAGCTTCTGCATCTGTTTTAAATTGTTCTAAATCTGTTTTTTCTTTTGTCCAGGCATCAATTTCAGCAGTACATTGAGTTATCCTAGTATCAACAAATTCTAAATTAACATACTCTACTT